CGGCAGCATGTCGGCGTTTCTGTCCGCGACTGGCGCTATAATGCGCGCATCGCGAACATCGACGTGTCGAACCTGCTCGGCGGAACCGTCGACCTCTACGCCCTGATGCGCTCGGCTTATTACCGGCTGCAAGGGCGTCGCAACGGCAACCTTCGCAACGGCGGCATGGTCTCCCAGGGCCGCACCGTCATCTATGCGAACCGCACCGTCATCGAACAGCTCGATATCCAAGCGAGCGAGAACGACAAGGTGCAGCTCAGCCGTGACGAGGTCGAGGGCGGCGAGGTCATCTCCTACCGCGGCATGCCAATCCGCGAGACGGACGCCATCATCAACGCCGAGAGCCTGGTTCCGGCTTCGTAACTCCTGAAAGGGGATCAAACCAATGATTATGGACCGCACGCTCCTGTTCTCGGACAGGCAGGCTATCACCGCCACGGCGGCTTCAACCAACGTCGTCGACCTCGGTGCTGCCGGCACCGTTTACGGCGCCTCGGCTCCGATGGTTCGCGACGTGGGCCACGGAACTCAGGTTCCGATGGTCGTCACGGTCACGGAGTCGTTCAACAACCTCACCTCGCTCGCCATTGCGCTGCAGGTGGATGACAACGCCGGCTTTGCTTCGCCGCGGACGATTTCCACCCACACGCATGTGCTCGCCGACCTCGCAGCAAACGGGAAGTACCTGCTTCCTGACTCGCTGCCGGCGGGCACCAACGAGCGGTACGTGCGGCTGCTCTACACCGTCACCGGCACCGCTCCGACCCTCGGCAGGATCACCGCTGGTGTCACCGCTGGCAACCAGTCGAACGGCTAAGGAGGACAGACCATCATGGCCAAGCAACCCAAGACGTACACGTCCACTCAGACCACCCAGGCTGATGGGCAGATTTATCGACCGGGCGAGCCGTTCACGACGGCGGCTCCCAAGGGCGAGCATTGGGAAGAGGTGAAGACCTCCGACCTTGCCGCGCTTCGGGCGCCCGAGCCCATTCCGGCTGACGTTCCCATCGAGAAACTGGAGACCGGCGCTCTCCAGGCCATCGCGGTGGAAAAGAACATCAACCCGGAAGGCCTCGACAAGAAAAAGCTCATCGCCGCGATCAAGGCGGCCGACGAGCCTCGGCTCTAACTCAGTGGGGCGGGGGTTCGCCCCCGCCTCGCACCTTCCAAGGAGGGCTAGATGATAACAGACTACGCCTCCCTCCTTGCGGCGGTTGAAGACCATCTGGAGAGGGATGACCTCTCCGCGCCATTCTCCCGCTTCGTCCAGCTGACCGAAACGGCAATGCGCCGACGTCTTCGAACGCTGGACATGGAAATTACCGGAACCCTGACCGCTTCGGGCGAGACGGTGAACCTTCCGAGTGACATCATTTCGCTTAAAAATGTCCATCTGGCAGGGTCTACGGCTGACGGGACGCCGGATCTACCGCTGGATGCGATTGCGCCAGGAGCCTTGGCCTACAGCTATTCCGGGATGGAAGGCACGCCCACGGCTTACGCCATCAAGGGCTCCAAGCTCCTTCTGGCTCCCATTCCTGCTGAGCCTGTCACGCTCAACATCGACTATATCGCCAAGTTCACCCCGCTGACCGCCTCAGCGACGAACTGGATCATCGCGAACCATCCCGACGTCTATTTCTACGGCGTCCTGGCCCAGGCCTATGCCCGCGAAAGGGACGAGGCTGCGGCTGGTTATGGGGCGCTGTTTGCTGGGTCTCTCGACGACCTTGCCTCCTCACGGGCGCGGGACAAATGGGGGCCTGGCCTGGTCCTTCCCCACCTCGTGACACAAGTTTCCGGCGCGAAGTGCTGAGATGGTCCGGATACTGAAGCCTGCTGGCGCTCCTTCCTGGTTGCAGCCGGTGGTTCAGTCGATCGAGCGAGCATTTCGCGATCAACGCCTTGAGGAATTCACAAGCACGACGCTTCCACCAGCGGCCGATCATCGCGGGAAACTCGTCCTCGTCACCAATCTCAACATGGTCGCCGTGTCCACGGGAACGGGGTGGATACGGCTCGATACAGGGGCAACGCTCTAATGCCAACGACAGCCACAACGCGGAATTACGCTGCCAGGCCCGCAGCTGGCGAGCTCGGCAATGCCTGGGGGCCTGTGGTCGTCGAGGGTACCTTCGACGTGTTCGATTGGGCTCTGGACGGCATCTCCTCCTTCACGCTGTCAGGCTCCAAGACGCTCACCGTCACCAACTTCGTGCAGTGCGAGGCGAATGCCCGAACCCTGAACATCACTGGCGGGACGGGGGGAACCATCACCATCCCGAACACCGAAAAGCTGCGCTTCGTTCGGAATGCCTCCTCTGGTGACGTCATCATCACGACTGGCAGCGGCACGACGGCCACGGTTCCTGCGGGTGCTCTTGGGATTGTATATTCCTTTGGCGGCAACGTGGTGAGGTCCTTCCTCGGCTCTGGCGCTTCCAGGGATAAAGCGGCTGTGACGGACCTTTACGCATGGACCGCCGACAAGGTGCTGACCGCGGATCTCGTCGGCAGCGCTTTTGCTCCTGTCGCTCTTGCCTATGCCTCTACGCTCGCTTGGGACTGGCGTGGCGGCATCTATCGGGGTCCTGTGACTTGCACCGGTAATGTCCAGATTGGCACGCCAACCAACATTCGCGCCGGGGAAAGTCGGCAGATTGAGCTCAAGGGAGACGGTGCAACTGCACGCACGGTGACGTTCTCTTCGGCCTTCCTGGGCGACCTCCCGACCATCTCGGATATGACAAGCACCCGGCGTTATCGTCTCATCATCACGGCTGACAGTTCGAACAATCTGAGCGTAGCTGCGGAGCGCATCTCCTGATGCTTCCGGGCGCATCCCGCCGTGGGGGCATATCGCTCCGCGGCCCTTCGATGGACATGACAGTCGGGCAGTTCAACGCATCGATCAGTCCGCTTGAGGTGACGTACGGCTATTGTAACGGCAACAGAATTGGCAGCAATTATGGCAGTCGTAGCTGCGGCAGCCTTTCAACTGACGTGATTGACGGCACCTGCACCGTTGTCGGGCTATTCGAGGTGCTTCAGGACGCCGATGCTCAGCGGTGGATTGCCATCAAAGGCCCGAACTTCGCAGCCATCGACTCTACTATGTCTCGTATTCGGCGAATGAGGCTGCCCAGTGGGGCGATCATCACCTCGCCGCACCTATTGGCGGTATCAGTCGCGCAATATGAGAGTGTTGGGAACTACTTCAAAGGGTGGGCACTCGCTTCGGGTGTCTCGCCTGAATACGACCCTCGGCTTCAGCCGGGCATCTACCAGCTCTTGGGCTAGGGGGTAACATGCGTCTTCCCCTGAAACCGAAACCGGGTCTTTTCAGCGATGACACGACCTTCGCTTCGCCCGGTGTTTGGGAGGATGCGTCGAATATCCGTTTCTGGCTGGGCAGCTGGCAGACCATCGGCGGATGGGGAAAGGCCTTTCCGACGAACCTGACGGGCGTCTGCCGCGCATTGCTGCCGTGGACTCAGGTAGATGGGCAGATGATTGTCGCGTTCGGAACGCATTCGGCGCTGCAAGTCTATTCCAATGGGTTGCTTTCGGACATCACGCCTGCCGGCCTCACGGTCGGCAACGAGAACACCTCTGGCGGCTCTCCTGGATGGGGCTCAGGCGCCTGGGGCACGGGAACGTGGTCTAGCGCTGCCTCTGACTATTACGCCCGCACATGGTCACTGGCGACCTACGGCGAACAGCTAATCGCAAACCCTAGGGGGAAGGGCATCTATCGCTGGGAGAACGACCCACTATTTCCTGCCGTGATTATCCCCAACGCGCCAACGGTAGTCGATGGGATACTCGTCACCTCTGAAGCGCAGATCCTCGCTTTCGGGTGCAATGAGGAGGTGTCGGGCAACTATAACCCCCTGGCCATCAGGGGCTCAGACATTCGCGACCCGGAGATGTGGACGACCGCTGCGAACAACAACGCCTTCGAGCACATCCTTGAGGGTGGGGGGCGAATCGTAGGCTGGAAGCAGATTGGCTCCTATATCGCGGTCTGGACAAACAGCGCCTTGCATCTGGGTCAGTTCATCGGCGAGGCGGGGCAGGCATACCGTTTCGACCGGGTTGCCGAGAATTGCGGGCTAGTGGCTCCGAACGCGGTCGAGGTGGTCAACCAGACCGCATTCTGGATCGGGCCTGATTATCAGTTTCGCGCCTGGCAGCTTGGAGGCGAGCCGGCCATTCTCAAGTGCCCGATCTGGCGGGACTTCACGGACAACCTTGTTGAGGCACAGAAAGAGAAGATCGTCGCGACCGGCGTTTCCAAGTTCGGGGAGGTGTGGTTCCACTATCCCGACGACCGCGACGGGATTGAGAACAGCCGCTACGTCGCTTTCAACATTGCCGATGGAACGTGGTTCAAGGGCATAATGGCTCGTTCGGCTGCAGTAGATGCAGGTATCGCCACTCACCCCATCATGGTCGAGCCATCGGGGGGTGTTTACTATCACGAGTACGGTGAA